ACCGTGCTCTGCCATCTTCAAACGAGCTTGACTCTCAGCTTGAGCACCTGCCAATTGCATCTGGCGTTCTTGATGAACACCAGACTCTTGCTCCACAAAGTCCAGATTCTTCTTGTCAGTATCTGACTGAAGATTCTCAGCTTTGGCAGCTTCGGTATTGGCTTTGGCACCATGCAAACCAGCATTGGAAGCACGTTCCTGGGCTTGAGCACGTTCGTTCTCAATTTGGGCTTGCAACAGTTGAATCTCAAGCTGGGCTTTCTGCACAGCCAGTGGATCGGGTTGAGGGGTGTATTCCTCAATCCGTTTAGCCAGGTCAGGCATCTTGCGAAGACGGGCAATGTCCGAGAGGATCATCTTGGACAACTCTGGGTCCATGGTATTGCCCATGGTTTGCAACATGAAAGCCAATTCCTGGGCTTTGTTGTTGTCCTCTTCTGCCGTCGAAATGGTCAGTTCCAGGTCAAACCGTCCCTGAATATCATCCTTGTGGATGGTCGCAAACTGCTCATTGGTCACCCGAACCACTTCCTGTTCACTCAGGAACTCTTGGTTCATTGCCAAAATCTTGCGACCAATGGCCACGATGGCTTCACTGGCTCGACGCAAGATGGAAAGCTCACGCTTGGAAGCAGCATCCAAAGCACCACGAATCCCTGCAGCCACATCTCCCAGAGATTGGGAACCAATGCCACTGGAAAACGATTTCACCCCTGTCATGGACTCTGCTTCAAATTGCTGAAGCTGCAGCATGAACTGAGCTGACTGTGGAATCTCGGGATAGGTGTGCATGTGTACACCCTGGCGAGGGTCTACGTTCGCATTGAATTCGTAATCCTGGCCGTTATCAAACCGACGACGGTTGACAGCATCGAGCATGTCTTTCCGCATACCTGTCTGACCATTGGCGGATTTACCCAGAATGTCGATCATCCCTCGGGTGACGGCACCAATGATCTTCTGGTTTTCTTCCAGAAGTTCTCCGTCAGGTTCCCCATGAATCTTTCGACGCTTGGGCATGTACCTGGCCACGACAAATGGAATGGCTTTGTCTGGGAAAGGGTTCTCTTCCAGACGAATCAGCACATTGCCTGCCCAAGCAGCCACGATGGGAACCAGTACACCGTTCCCATGAATATCCCAGAAGCCCCAGTATTCGTGTACCACGAACAACTGACGAGGCTTGTCTTTGAAGTTGAAATTACCCAGTGAACCCGAATCATGGTCCGGGGCATTCAATGGGGAAGAACCATTGCTCTGAACCGAATCCAGGTTCTTGTATCGCCCAGCTTTCTTTAGTTCGGCGTATGAAGTTTCAAAGGTGTAGACCGCAAACTTTGCTTTCTTGATGTCACCTTTGCAGGATGGATCAAACACCACGTTGTTGATGTTGCATACCTCAACAGTGGGCTGGTTCTTGGTGATCCTGGTTTTCTTTTCCATCTTGTACCCAATAACATTGGGACGGATGGGGACACCCTTTTCCTTAGTCAGTTCGTGAGCCTGCTTGAGTTCGTCAGGAACTTCCAAATCGTATTGGGCAGGTGAGTTTTGCTGCATCTGCTCAAGTTCTTGATGCAACTGGGCAGCAGCAGGATCAACCAGAAACTCCACATCAGGAACTTCTGCGTCGTACTCTTCTTCTTCAAACTCCCAACCCACTCGGGTGATGGCAGTACCCTCATCAACCAGTGCACGCACAAACTCATCAATGAAATGTACCTTGTCAATCTTGGTATTGAACTGGTTGTTCAGAACCAGGGCATTCTGTTGAGCTGCTTTGCGATCTTCCCAGGATACTGGCTTGACATTGAAGATGTCAGGTGACGACAGGAATGGGTCTGACAGAGCCGGATAACGCCATTCGGCCTGTTTACGGATCAGCCGAGGAACGATAGAAGAACCATTGATCTTCTTTTTCGGTTTGACATCGCCTTCAACATTGAAGTTCTTATGCCATTTAGCTACTTGCCCCTTCACTTCATTGTGATACGGCGTAGCGTCTTCCAGGTCTTGTTTCAGGTCTGCAAGTTTGGGGGGATTACTCCAATCAACCAGCTTTTCCTGGGGTTGAATGGTTTTTTCATAGAAATCAGACATTAACATACCCTTGCTAAGTACAATTCCGATATTCAACCACATCTAGCAAGGATTCTAGTAATGCGTATCAAGCCACTGCATCACAACTTTGTCATGCCGAATCGTTCGACGGACAAAGCGGGTGCCTTCGACATTTACATGCCGGAAGCAGGTGCCGTATCTGGTCATGGAGCCAAGATGATTGGCCTGGGTTTCGCTGCTGAAGTTCCAGAAAACCATGTTGCCATCATCCTGCCTCGTTCGGGTGTGGGTGCGAAATACGGTATTGAACTCAACAACACTGCCGGTGTGATCGACTCTGATTACCGAGGTGAGTGGAAAGTTGCCGTCAAAACCAAGAGTGGCAGCTCACATCGTTGGGATGCTGAAGATCGTTTGTTTCAATTCCTTGTGATTCCTGTTCCAGAAATCAAATTGGAACTCACTGACGAACTCAGTGAAACCAGCCGCATTGGTGGGTTTGGCTCGACTGGTGCCTGACACTTCTTTTTAACCAGTCAAGGAGACGCTATGCGTAAAATTCTTTCCGGGAAATCCGAATCGTTCATTCTCAAGCGACAAATTAGCATTACCTTGGTAAATGCTACAGGCAGCATCGCCAAGCTTGAAGTTGGTGAGCAAACTGTTACCGCCACACATACAGGTACTCAAACGTATGGGCCTTTTAATTCTCAAGGCCGGGCAGTCATCACTGCTGTGTCGGGCGATGTGAATTACGCAGCAAAGATAATTGCTAATGAAGCAAAGCAAGTGGTGTACTCTAATGGAGTATTGATTACTGACGAGGGGGTGCCTGTTGCGGGTGGCGCTGGTGGGGTTGCTACTCTGACGGAAATTGTTAATTCGTATGAAGCGAACAGGGTTAACAATGCGCGGATCAATGCCACTATTCGATCAGTTCCACTGGTCAGCGACGTTGTTTATGCCGACACTGCGGCTGCCAATACCGCATTTGCCGCTGCTAGTAATGCCAACAAGGCCGCAAAAGTCGGCACATCAGGCAGCTACACGATCAATATCAGTGATGGAACGTCGTATGTTGCAACGCCAAATGTAGTCGGGTATCTGAATACCGGGGTGAGCACCACGGGGTACACAAATCAACTGACAACATACCCGACAAATGTATACCCTGACAATAACGGATTTGCTCCGCGCAGACCAATCGCAATGGTCGGTGGAATAGCAGTCAACGCATCGGGTAATGGGTATACCGGAACCTGTGGTTGGAAATACTCAACAGCAAACGTATTAGCAAATAGCACCTCACGTATTCAGAATGCCGCTTATGGGCACCGAATCACCATTAATGACGGAACAGGGTTCAAGACGATTGTCGATCCATTTGCCGCACCATCAAATAACGGTGGAAGCCTAATCTCTGCTGTATCTGCTAACGTAGGTGGCAACGGCTACATTCAGTTTGACCTGTCTCAAATTGGTGGGCGTAAGCAACGCACATTCCAGTTGATCTGTGGCCAGCAGGGTGCCCTTATTGGCCTGCACATCTCTGCACTATCCACAATGACTGAGGTTAACATCGGTGCTAGCGCCCTGTTATTGACTGATAGCCTAGGGTTGTCAGTTAAAAACGGGACGGTGCGGGATGCTTACCCAAACGTGCTAGCCGATTATATCGGACTACACGCCCTGTTTGCTCTGAGCGAGGGGGGGACGGGATTCGTCGCAGATTCATCAGGCACTGCACGCACTCATATTGATAAATTGAAATACGCAGCTCTTTTGCCGCAGCTGAAAGAAATTCAATTTGGCGCAATGCAAATGAGCGTTAATGACGGCGGTCAGGCGCCTCTGGTGACCAGAGTACTTGAGGCTATTGCCTACGCCAGGGCAACATGGCCTAGAAAATACTGGTTCATTCTTGGAGCTACGGCCCCAAGCGTTACAGCAACACAGGCAACCCTTGTAGCCGATGAGGTGGCTGTGGCTTCGGCTATTGCAGGGCTAAATGACCCGACAACTCCAGTCGGTGACGGCAATTCTGATTTGCTGTTCGATACTGGCGATCAGGTGCATTTCAATACATTTGGGCACAGTTACTGGGCGCGGGATGTTGTGGCACCCGCATTGGTTGGTGCGATGCGGAAGGTAATTACACAGTAACCCCCACACCCCGCCCCTTCGGCGGGGTTTTTTACGTCTTAAACAAAGCCCCGTTCTAGGAACATCCTCTGCCCTTCTCCACTTGAGAGGGCCACACCATCTGTTTCAAGGCGTCGACATTCCTGCTCAAATCGGGTGGCATACATGATGCCAAGGCTGTTTTCCGATCCTTGCCCCACCGGTGAGAAGATGCGAGAGGCAATAAAACACAGCAATGCCTGCAAGAACTGGTAAGGCAACCCTACTTCATAGGTCGCAGGATTGAAGCCAGAAGATGTCACTGTGATCTTCGGATGGGTTGCCCGGTAGACCACTTCCAGAGAGCTTGTCTGCAGTTCCACAGGCAGATCAACCGACCGGTTCACGATCACTTCAGGCACAACCAAAGTACGCAACTCGGGAGTCTGAATAGCCCAGGCATTGAACTTGTCATTGAGAGCCAATTCCGTACCCGCTTCAGTGCGTACCTTGTGCAGTTTCACAAAATCAGCAGCCTGTACGGTGTAGACCGTGGTACCTGAAACCAGGTTAATAACCTCACTTGCCTCCTTCAACAAGAACCGTTGATAGAGGTTTGCCAGGCCCAGGTTGATGTGCCCTACCAGCAGATGCCAGTTGCTTGCATCAATCACACCTTGGTTTGCTCCTCCAATGCTGACTTGGTTCAGCTCAGTGCTGGACAGTTGTTC